CTCTCGGTTCAGGCGAGAGCGACGATCGAACGGCTGAGGAAGATGACGAAGTTCCAGCTCGCGGCTCAGGGGGCGCCGGTGCTGCAGGGCCTGGGGATCCTGAATCCTCAGGAGGGCTGGGCCGGTAGCTCTGAGGCGCTGGCCGATATAGATGTCGGGCTGTGCAAGATCCGTGAGCTGTGGAACTTTGGGCACAGGGGGACGGTGCAGCGCTACGCCGTTATGAGTGGAGACTACACGTTCGACGACTTCGACTTCGATGGCCTCGAGGTTTATTGCCCGCTGGGCTGGGCTCGGTTCGTGCAGAGCGGCAGTTTCCATGGGACGGGGATGTTCGACCTTCTATTCTCGATTCACCGCGAGATGGAGAAGATGGTCAAGCAGCTTTTCAACAACATCCGGGACCTCGACACCTACGGCGTCGTTGTTATGCCGCAGGGGCAGATGAACCAGCGGGCGCAGCTGGAGAATGTGGGTAACGGCCTCAAGGTGCTGAACTGGGATCAGGACGTTCTGGACCCGGGGTTCAAGCCGTTCAACATCTCGCCGTTCAACTCGGGGGATGTGCCGGGTAAGACCGCCGCCTTCGCCAGGGAGATCATGCAGGGGATCAACCCCTGGCAGGATCTGTTGAGGGAGAAGGGACGCATCGACTCGGCTGCTGGGCTGGGGTTCTTGGATGAGAAGATCCGGCAGTTGATGACGACGTCGACGCGGCAAATGGCAATGGCCTGGGGCTCTGCGAACCGGAGTGTGATCGCGAGCGCGGCGAAGGCGCTGACCGATACGAAGCAGGCGATGCCCGTCACGCACATGACGCTGGACCTGGCCGGCGCTGTGATTGATCCGGTGGACAACACTGTTAGTTTCCAGGAGAACCCGGTTCCGACGCTGAGTCACTTGACGGTGACGATCAAGGACATGAATCCGAAGTCCGAGGTTGTGCGGAAGCAGGAAGCTATTCAGCTGTATGGATTGCCGGGGATGGAGGATCCGGAGCGCTTCGTCCTCCTGGGTCTGGCGGAGGGCCTAGACTTCGCGCTGTATGTCGACGAAGAGCGCGCGGCTTATGAGACGGTGGTCCGGAACTGCCTGCTGCTGTTCGGAGATGGGGAGGAGCCGGGGACGTTCTGGGCGGCGCCGTATACCAGTAGTCCGGAGCTGCAGCTGCGCGTGCTGCAGAGCTTCATGTCCGGGCCGGCGATGGCGGTGGCGGGACCGAAGGTCGTCGATGAGTTCAAGCGCTATCGGGAGTTCCTGCTCGAGGCGATGGGCATGGTTTTGCCCGAGGCGGTGCCCAACCCGGATGACATCGCGCAGCTGATGACCGAGCAGGAGCAGCTCGAGAAAGAGATGGGCTCCACCCAGTCTGGTGAGCCGTTCCCGTTCCAAGCACAAGGAGCTTAGTTCATGAGGTTTCTCAGGTTGTATGACGAGGGCGAGGCAGGAGGGAACGGGGGCGGCGATTCTGGACAGCAGCAGACCAAGCTGCCGACTGGTCAGGAGGGCCAGCAGCAGCAGAAGCAGGAGGTGCAGTTTACGGCGGAGAGTACGCTGACCGTCGACGGTAACACCTTCAAGGTTGGCGACCTGTTGGCGTCGCAGCAGAAGGCGAAGGAGCTGGAGGAGTACCGGGCTCGTGCTGGCCGGCTGATCCAAGGGTCGGGGGAGTTGACGGAGGAGCGCGAGGCGGACCTCCGCTTCGTCCTCGCCCAGGAGGGCTACCAACCGCAGGACGTCGAGGGGTACATCCAGTTCCTTCGCGAGGAGCAGGGAGGCCATCAGGTGACGCAGCAGGGACCGCAGCAACAGCAGGGCAACCAGCAGCAGCAGGGGCAGGGGGAGTATCGGGACCCCCGGGTCGATCAGCTGCTGGCGCGGATGGATGCGACCGACAAGCGGGTGAGCGAGGGGGTGCTGGAGAGCCTGGAGCGTCGACTGGAGGAGAGCGTTAGCGGGGTTCTTGACAGCCACGGCTCGATTGGGCTACTGTTGGAGCGAACGGACGCCCTTGATCGCGGCGACGAAGAGGCCTTGCAGAAAGTGCGAGCGAGCCGTCGGGACGCGATCCGCGAGGCGGTCCAGGAGCAGACCCTGGCGCAGGTCCAGGCCCGGCGGAACCGGGGCGAGACCTACCGACCCGAGTGGTTTGCAGAGGAAGCCGGCAAGGCTGCTGATGCAGTCTTCCGGCGATATCAGACCGTCTTCGGCGACCCCCAGATGCTTGGGAGGGCTCCGGATAGCGGGGCTGATCCGGACGCAAATCAATTCGCTAAGCCGCCAGAGGACCCCAAGTTCGAGATGGGCGACGAGCCGGGCGACGTCTACGACAAAGCTCGGAACTTGACGGAGGGCACGCTCCTCCACCTCGCGCATCAGATTGAGCAAGGAGGCAAGGGCAAGGTCTAACCCCCAGCCCCTTCGATCCGGATCCACTTGCGGCGTAAAGGAGAGCCACGATGGCAGCCGTAACTGGATCTCTGTTCGATCTGCACAGTCAGCGGATCGAAGAGGTCATCAATAAATCAGTCGATGTGATCCTGCCGGGTATCGACCCGATCTGGCAGGGCATGATCACGACGAGTCAAGGGGTTGGTCCGGTCGACGCCATTGGCCGGGACATGAAGATCATCCGCGTCTTCCAGGGCGGCATGACCGGTATCCTGGAGCAGGCCGCGCCGCGCAATGACTTTGTGCTGTACGGCGATGACACGGACACTTTCGGCACTCGTCTTCACATTCAGAACCTCAACCAGACGTTCCCGGATCCGACGAAGGGTCCGAACCAGAGCCCGTACCGGCTGGCTGTCCGGATGCGCGCGATGGTCGCGAACATCATGTTCACGCTGGGCGAGCTGACCGCTGAGGCTAACCGAGCCTTCATTGGTCAGATTCTGGCGCCGAAGCTTGAAGGCTTTGCGCGGAACATCAGCCACACGCTGTGCAACTACTTCTATCTCGACGAGTCGACGGAGTACAAGATCTGTGATGCCGGGCAGATTACGCAGTCCGGCTCGGGTCCGTACTACTTGTCGTTCGAGCCGCAGAACTTCGCGTGCGACCGGTTCTACCCGGGCATGCGAGTCGATATCTACGACGGGACCAATACTGACCGGCTGAACGACAGCCAGTCGGCGGCTGCGTCGCAGACCTTGTCGACGCGAGACGAGCTGTTCGTCGACCGTGTCGACGAGATGACCAACACCGTGGTCCTCGTCTCGGATACGGATCCGGAGAGTGCCTGGTCCGGTCACGGCGGTGAGAACCCGGATGTCGCCACTGACAACCAGATCCACTACGCGAACTCCCGCCTCGGCGCGGGTGTAGGGACCGGGTTTGCCGGGCTCAACAGCTGGCTGAAGACCAGCGGCAACCTCCTGGGTAATGATGCCGACGGGACCGACGACATCGACGTCGACTCCTACCCGGAGCACAAGTCGATGACCAAGGCGCTAGGTGGGGCTCCCCTGACGGAGCACTACATGCGCCAGGTGCTGCGGCGGTTCCATGCGTCGAAGAACAAGTACGGCCAGTATGTAGACTGCGTCGTCGCGTCTGACGGCGTGTGGCTGGCCTATGAGCAGCAGAAGATCGGCCGCGAGACCATCGAGCGCGCCGGGCGGATGAGCTCCATCAAGTCTGAGGGTTCCGGCAGCGATGCGAACTACGGGAACTGGGGCTTCACGATGGACGGGCGGAACTACATGGGCTACACCTCGACCTATGTTGAGGATGGGGTCGTGTACTTCTTCCGGAAGGGCGGCTCGAACTGGAAGCGGTATGTGCCGCCGGATCCGGGCTCGACGCGGAACTTCGAGAAAGTTCCGGCCTTCATTCCGTTCAAGTTCGTCGTGCCGGCGATCACCGGCCTGGGCTCGGCGCAGCTGCCGATCTACGACTCGAGCGGCTCCGGGAACCTGTCGATGGTCACCGAGGGCAGCCAGATGCCTGGCTGGGTCCGGCTCCAGTTGGTGCCGGAGCAGTTCTCGGGCATCAAGCTGACCGGTGTGGGCACCGACCGGATCTACGCTGACACCTAAACCCAGTGCTCCTGTCCACCCCTAGCGGGGTGATACGTCCTCCCCTGCGAGGAACCGGAACCCCTGGTCTTCGGGCCAGGGGTTCTTTTTGTCTGCTACCATCGAGCTATGGCCAAGAAACCAAAGGGCAAGTCTCGTCCAAAGAGGAAGCCGCGCTCTTCCAAGCGCAAGCCGAAGAGCCGGCCCCGAACCCGCAGGAGAGGATATTGATGACGCTATCGCCTGAACTAGTAACTTGGGCGCTGGTGTTAGTCCTGGTGGGATCCGGCGCCCTTGCGAGCGTCGGGGCCATCGCAGCGTACCGCAACGGGGTGGCGGACGGTTGAGGTTCTGAATGTGAAGACGAGTGCCGAAAGTGTCCGTGTCATCGCCGTAC